ATCTGGCACGAACTCTTTGACCCTTAGGGATAAGGGTCGACGGAGCTCGCGCCAGCGGAGTTTGACTTCCGACAGAGACTTCTTGACAGGGTGCGCAGAACGCCACCTGTCAAGAAGAGACGACCGTACCTTCCCGAGCCTCTTCGCAAGAACGAAGAGGGAAGGGTACCTCACCGATTCCGGGTCGGGGCCGAGCATAAGCTCGTACTCCCGACCTTGGCGCTGGATGACGGCCTCCCGGATCTTTTCGGGATCGCCCAAATCCACCCAGCCATCCGGAACCGGCACAGAGGCAGGTACGGTCTGCGCAAGGACAATCCAGGCGTCCGCACCCTCTACAGCATAAGGACGCCAAAGGGAGGGACGAGAGTCTGTCCAGACCCGTTCGAAGGCGGAGGGACCCGTATGGGCCCCCACGCCGTAAAGGAACGAGGCCAGCGCACGTCGGTGAGTCTTCGAGGCTTGGAGCTTGGTGGAAGTGGTCACAAGACCAGCGCCACCAAGCTCTCTCGGAAGGAACGGCGGAATGCCCGCCGCCTCGAACTGCCTTGGCAGGGCAGGCCGAAGTGTGCGAGCGACCGCGGCAACCGTCCGCACGGGGTACTGAGCAGCATAAGCTGACTCAGCGACCCCGGCCGTCCACCAGTCAGGCGCAGAAGCGTCCCAACCGGGAACGTCACCCACCACGAGCCCCCGAAGGGGGATCGCGGGGAGGGCAAAGACGGTCGACCACGTGTGGAGGCGGACCTGGTTCGTGAGAACCCGGACACGCCGCCCGCGCCGTTCCGAACGAGCCAAGACGCGCCAGTACCCGATGTTGCCATCGAGTACGGTCATCTTGGTGCCTCGAAACTCCCAGAGAACCTCGAGGAAAACCCCCCGGTCAGGAGAGAGGAAGTGCTTTCCAGCTGAGAACTCCGCGCCTGTCTCGAGTAAACGAGACTCATAGGCGCGGATCCCAGCCGGAGTCGAGACCCCGATCAGGTCGTCGCCGCACACGCGAGCGATCGACCGGACCGGGGCTCGAGGAACTCCAGGTCCCACGGGGGTAGCGTCGAGAAGCGTTGCCGCTTCCCAACACCACCCGTGGTAGAGGTTCAACAGAGCCCACGTCGTCGGCAAACCCATAAGGATGCCGCGACTGGTCTGGTGACACTCCCCGTTGGGCCAAGTCAACTCTTGGGGACCCGTGCAAGCACGGAGTCCCAAGAGCTCCACATCCAACACCCGACCGCTCCGGCTGAGACCCTCGACGATCGCATTTGCGACGTCAAGAGGAATCAGATCCGAAGCGGCACGGAGGTCGGAAGAGAGGACTTGGCCCGTCGAGCCCTGAAGCTCCCGCACAACCTCCCTAGGTTCGCCAAGCAGGACCGTCCGAAGCAAGGGCCACTTACGCAGCCCGAGCATCAGACGACGTCGAGCGCAATGCCCAAGGACGAGGACGCTCCGCTCCATAGCGGTAACGACCCGGACCTTGTGGCCGCGCTCAGCGACCGTCACAACGCGCCCTTTCGGTACGCGTTGCGGCAATTCCTGCTTGGCAGCTTCGATGAGACGAAGCTCGGACACCACAGACGACCACGCAGAATGCGTGACCGTCTCAGGCCGAGGCAAGTCCATCTCAGCGGCTGAACCTAGGAGCTCAGCCAGATCCGCCGAAAGCCCCCCGTCCTCCCTCGTCTTCGAGAAAGTGGCAGATGACCCTGAGGTCATCGCCATCACGCTCGCTAGCGAGGGTCGGGACGGGAGGTACTTCCTGGCCCAAGCGCAGACCCACTCGGACAGAGAGTCCAAGTGGACCTGCGACGTCTTGAACTCCGACGTCAGATCACGTTGGTGATTGACGAGAGAGATCTCGACGTGCCTCGCAGAACCTGTGGGCAAAGAACGTCCAATAAAGGACATCTGAGCCCAGCAGGACTGCGAGAGCCGAAGGTCAGGAGGGGCAGAGCGCCAAAGGAAGTGCGTGGGCGAACTGTGTTCGATCCACGCGCGGCGGGCGTCCGAGCTGAATTTCTTCAACTCGGCGACCGCCACTTCGACGCCCTGCGTAGCGGCGATCCGGATGAGCTTCCCACGGACGTGCGTGTGCCAAACACGCACGCCACGCCGGATTCCTCCGTGGGTCAGAGGCAAACCGACCACGGCGGCGACTGCGGCGTCCCACGAACCGATTAAGGTTCGTAGACGCGCAGCCGCCGCCCTGACACGGCGAGCCACCGACCCACCTCTCCTACCACCCAAAGTCCGGGACCTGCTTGGCTCACAAGCAGCAATCCCGGCTCCGGGAGGCGCTACCCCCAAGGCACCCTGACTTTCGTCAGTGGTACCCTGGGGGGGGGACACGTCTCCATCCGGAAACAATTCGCCAACGACGGCAGCTGAGCCTAGCTCAGGGATCCTCTCCTCGTGAGAGGAAAGACTACCGTCGTTGACTACCATGTTTCTTTCGAGAGACA